GCGGTATCAGAAAGCCCACCAATAATATCTGTGGCCTTTTTAGTTGCTAGATCTTCTGGCGTGACTGTGGCTCCGGCACCTGATTTAATAGCCATTTCCATTGCTTGTTCGTTAGTTGTTCCCGGATTAGCCGACATAATTGACGACATCGTTGATAAAATCTGGCTAACTTGATCTTGCTTCTCTTTAGCGGCTGAGCTAACTATCTTCTGATAATTTAGTGATTGATCTACGCCGTAAGAGTCTTGAATATAAGCTAACTCTTTAAGGGCTTTATTAGCATCAAGATTTAAAGCAAAATTATTTAAAATATTATTACCTCTAAGATCAGCAGTCGCAGTTAAAGATTTCTGTTTGTCCTGATCGATTCTTTCTAAATACTCAGTGAGTTCTGGTCTTTCTTTTAGGGTGTCATACCAATTTGAAACATCTTTAAGAGCATCGTTGCTTAAAATGTTTCTAGTGCTCTTGTAAGTAACTTGATCGTTTAATTCTGATTGATAGCGAGTGAAAAATCCATTAGCTGTTCGGTCGTTAAGATACTCCCCTCGTTTTGCTTCCCAGAATTGACTAGCTGATTCATATCTTATTCCGCCAATATTTACTGGTGTATTTTTATCAGCTTGTTCTAGTTGAGAGTTGAATTCATTTAAAAGAGCGGTGGCTGAGTTTCCAGTCATAGTCGCAACCGACATATTTAAAAGAGCCTTGCTAATTTTAGCCTCAGTTCCAGCTTTATCTAGAGATTGCATTTGTAAATCTAGTAAGGCGACATAGTCATCATTACCGGCATTGATAGCTTGAACTCTAGCATCGTTAATTCTAGTTTTTTGCTTGTCAATTATTTCTATATCCTGACTTTCAGAAGCGTAGTTAGTGTTATATTGCAAAGCTGTTTTACGCTGTTCATAGAGTTTAGATTCTAACTGGGTAATATTTTCTTTGATGTTAGACTTAATAGCTGAATCGGTAGTATTATTCATCGTTGTTCTTAACCATTTTAAAGTGTTGTCGATCGATTGAGTGCCCGAATTTAATTTGGTAAGTTCCTCGATATACTTATTAGTGAAATCTTCCTGCTCTTTACGATCTTTTAAAGAAGATATTTCATTTTTTAATCTTAGTCTTTCATCTCTATCTCCGGTTTCGATATTCTTTAGCTGATTTTTTCTAAATTCAATTTGCTGATCTAGAGTGATATTATCCTCTAGAACTGCTTTGTTGAATTTCTGCTCATCAGCCAAATTTTTTCTAACTCTATTTTGAGTAATCAAAAGCAGTTGGGAATCTATGAAAGTCCCAAGGTTTGTAGCGATCTGCTTTTTTTGTGATAACTTTTCGTATGCCATATTTTTATGGGGTTACGGCTGGGGCAGGAATAGCTCCGCCCGCTGCTCTTTGATTAGATCCGGCTATCGCACCGGCGGCACTGGCACTAGCTCCTGCCTGATTTGGATTAGCTGGTAAACCACCGCCACCTTCTCCTTCTGATGGTGGCATTGATGATTCTGGATTATTGATTTGCAATAACCCCGGTTGTCGTGCTGTTTGTGGTCCCAATATTGGATCGGCTAAATCTTGCTTCATTCGCTTCTGTTCAATCTTAGGTTGAGGAATGCCCAAATTCTTCTGCGTAGTAGTAAGTGATTGAACGCCAGATTGTAATTTATTAAGTTCATCAATAATGTTGCGAAGTAAAGTTGAAATAATACTAACCTCATTAGTGTAATCTCCCATGATAATTTCCTTAGTTTCTGGGAAATAAATTTCAAGTAATTTAAAAATGTTTGTATTCAAACTTCGAAGGGCTTTCTGATAGCGTTTAATTCTAGGGGTAATTTTTCTGATAACTGACTGTAAAGCCATCGACATTGAACGACCTGAGATATTTCCATTTTGGATTGACGACATTAACGCTTCTGAGGTTCCGGTAACATCTAGAATTGCTCGGCGACGACCATCAGCAAAAGTTGAAGATGCGTAAGGATCACCGGCTCTTGAGATCGGATCTAATTCTCCGTCATCTGGCATATTAAATATTTTTGAAAGGCCATGAACGAGAACTTCCATTCCGTCTAAATTTTTCCCCTTCAAGTTTATGGTGGAGAGGAATCTTAAAGCATTCGCTAAGTCGTTGTTAACTCTAGTGTAAAATAATTGCGGATCGATGGCATCCTCGATGTCTGATTTTCCGTAAGGGTGATTAGGGACATAAATATTTTTGATGTATTCAAGCGGGACAAAATTCCAATTATGCCAATAGTAATCTACTAGCTCATCTTCAATAAAAATTGCCATTAACTTATCAGTCCAAAACTCACTTCTTTTAATCATCCGTTGGTTAGTTGATTGCGATGTGATATTTGGCTGTGATCTGAAATTAGGGCTACCTGCTTTATACTTCTTGATAATAATAGCGGTTGATAAACCTTTAGATCTTAATTTGTCGCCGTATAGTTTTTCGCATTTCATTGGCGAAATTGAAGTGGTATCGATGAATCCATATAGGTCGTGATAGTTCTCATCTAGGAAAATAGGCCTGATATTAGCAGGATTTTCAACATTATAAAATTTAATTTTCCAATTTTTCTTATCTTTATTGTCGCCCTTATCTAAAAAAGGACCCTTAATGAAAGTGTCGCCGTAAGTTGAGCCAGTTTTAGATAATTCTGGAAAGACGATGTCGTCTGCATCATTGTCATCGTAAACTCTTTTTAAAAGTTTTTCCTTAAACTCTGCTTTTAATTCAAGCAGTTCGTCTGTTTCGTCTTGAGCTGGGCAGTTAATTTCAACTGGGGCATCAAATAGTAAAGATGAAAATGTGTCAACGATAGTGGCACAATAATTATCTGTTCTTTGCGAAGCTCCCGGTGGCTCGTCTTGGGACCATTGATCGCCACGATAAAATTCTCCTAAGGTGGTATAGCCAACGAATTGTTTACCAGAAGATCCTCTGGTAGCGGATACGCCGCTGAGTCTAAAACTAAGGTCTTTTTCAGTTTCCCCTTTATGTTCTAGATATTCGTTTTTTAATTCCTCCTCGAACTTTGAGCGTTCTTTGTCGGTCATGTCTTTTTTGTAATTTAACATATGGTTAGAAATGTCTTTCAGTTATTGTTAATTCTTTAACTGCAAGCTCTCTTTGGCCTGCTATTTTAAGGACATCTTTTGCATTATTAGCTAATAAATTTACATCAAATACCTTAGTTTGGTGCTTGGCGATTTTCTTTTCGCAATACCAAATGGCCATTCCTAGGGCCATTACCTCGTCTTGTTCCAGTTTTAGGTCTTGAACTCGGTAATTTCCTAGCTGTTCTTCTAGCTCTGGGATAATATAGGAGCGAATTTTGCCAAAATTTTTATTAAGTTCTGTGATTTTACCATCTTCATCGGTGGAAATTTTCCTCCCATGTGTTAAGCATAGCACAAAATAGAATAACATGTCATCTTTTGGAGCTCTAGAAATTGAAAAATCGTGAAGATGTCTGACTTTCATCTCTTTTAACATCTTAGAAATGATAATTCCTCCCATAGATGATGAGTCGTGAATGATCTCGGCATCGTTAAAGTCCATTTGTAATAATTTAAGTCGTGCTAAAGCGGCGTATGGCGATGCTCCTTTGACTGATTCTCTAAAAGCAATGCGATAATGAACCCCGTCAACTGGCGGTTTCTTGTTAATGAAGTTCATCAACTCGGTAATATCTACGACATAAAATACGCTAGGGTCGCCGGTATCAGAAAAGCCCCAATCTACCCCAATTATGTATTTATGGCCAGGCATTCCCATTTCTATTGGGGAATAATTCTCCCATAATTGCTCAATGGCGGCGTTAGGGAATAACTTAGCCCCGGCGGAAACGAAATCTCCGAAGGCTACTTGGCGATATTTCTCTTTATCGGTCTGTTTAATTGAGGCTAAAATAGAATTTTTCTCATTTTCTCCAATGAAAATGTTGTTGGCGATGCCTCCTATCATAGTGAAAAAACCATCCTTTAATTTAAGGCCGTATTTTACAATACGCTGATAGTAGGCGTGAGAAGGCTTATCTACCTCCGGCGTGCCGATAATGTCCATCGGACCACCAGAATCAAGTAAACGGGATTGAATTTTGGCTGGGAGTTCGCTACGAAGGTGAAGTGATTGAGGGGCTTCGTCATAGGAAATGTAAAAAAACTGCGTTCCAGCTAGTGATGAGGCCTGATCTTCTCCGGTGGGGACTCCTTTAATCATGGAATTGTTAGCGAATATGATTTCTCTCTTAACTTGTTTATGATCAACAAGAAACGATTTAATTTTGCAAATGTTTCTAATTTTCTTTCCCTCCCATTCATAAATTTGCTTGTCTTGGAAGATGTCAACGATATAACGATAAGCGGCATCAACCTGCATTGAGTGCGGGGAGATGTTTAAAGTGGCATATCTGATGTCTTTTATGTATTCTGGCGGGCCAGTGCAGCCAATTTTATAGAAATTATACCAAACATGCTTGACTGATGTGACGAAAGTTTTGCCAAACCGGTTACCTGGAGCGAGGATATTCTTTAAAAAGTCGTGTTCAAGGAGTTCATCTAGCTTTGGGAGAGGGATATTTTCTTGCTTAGCTAGATCATAGGCTGATTTTATTCTAGTTTTGGTGGTGGTCCAAAGCCAAATCTTCTGACGGGCGTGAAAATGCAAGCCTAAAAAGTGTTCGCCGAAGAACACCGGATCATTTCGGCCTTTAATTATGTCTTTAGCAAGCTGATTCGTTCCGATAGGTTTTTCGGAGGAGGAGCTATTTATGGCGTTTCGGTGGTTCATAATTCTTCTTTGTTAAATTCTTTTAGACGGGTTGGTTCCGGTTCTTCATCGAAGTCAGCTTCTTCGACGGCCCCATATTGAGCGGCTTGAAGCATATCTTCGTAAGCGGTGGTTTTGCGTTTTTCTGATTGGACTTTTGTTAGGGCTACCATTCGGCTATCTTTGGCTTTCATCGCACTAAAAAGCCACTTCATCCTCTCTTTGACTGGGACTGTGGCGAGAATTTCTGGTCGGGCGACTATGTCTTGGATGGTGGCGTTAGTTATGGCCATGATATTTTTGATGGATGACTGCTCCATTTCAGCTTCTGTTACTTTAGAGTCGATGTATTTTTCGAGGATATTTTCCACCCGATGCGTGACCTCGACATTTAATTTATCGACAAATCTTTTCCAGGCCAGATATTTGATACTTGGTTCGACGGGGATTATGTAGTCAGTCCAAAATTTTCGAATACTTAATTTTTTCCCATATTTGTCATAGTTTGACATGATGAGATCGAAATGTTGGGACTTGGCGACTGATGAGTTTGATGTCATAGTTTTAAATTATTGACTTGATATTTATATTATAGTATAATTTAGATAAATAGGCAAAACTTATGTTA